ATGATGAATGGAACTGAAGAGGAAGTAATTGATTATATTGATAATTGTCGCACAAAGTTTAAATCACTTCCACCAGAAGAGATTGCATTTCCTCGTACTGTATCAAATGTCAAGAAGTATGATTCTAAGACAGACATTTACAGTAAAGGCACACCGATACATGCTCGTGGTGCATTGCTTTTTAATTACTATGTTAAAAAAAATAAATTGGATCGAAAGTATTCATTAATTGGTAATGGTGAGAAGATCAAATTCATATATCTTAAGAAACCAAACATTATCCAAGAGAATGTAATATCATTCATTCAAGACTTTCCAAGGGAACTCAACCTTGACAAATACATAGATTATGAACTACAATTTGAGAAGAGTTTCGTGGAACCACTCAAAGCAATACTTGATGCGATTGGGTGGAATGTCGAAAAAACCGTAAACCTTGAACTATTTTTTACATAATGGACTTACCTATTGACAAACAAGAGTTCGACTACATAGTTACTGCACTGTGGAGATGTCGAAAGAGTGAAGATAAGTGTGGTGATTTGTATAGTAAGATGAAGTTAGTTCAAGAGGTGATGGATGCAAATCCCGGAGGGCCTTATAAAAGGATTCTTCGTGAAGAACACAATATGGTGATATAATGAAAATAGATAAACACTTTGATCCTACAGATGATCTTGAAAGAGAACTTCTACAGGAACTTGATGACATCGCAAAACAATTGAGAGGAAAGATTACTTATAGTCATTATGGAAATAGTGAAGGTAAGTCATCTAAAACAGTAACTATTGAATACAACATTGAAACATAGTATGGACTTTTTAAAAGAGATAGTAAAAGAGATCGGAGATGAATATACGCAGATTGCGTCAGATATTGATGAAACTGAAAGATTCATTGACACTGGATCCTACATTTTTAATGGACTCATTAGTGGGTCTATTTTTGGCGGGGTTAGCAGCAATCGTATTACTGCCATTGCTGGTGAGTCGAGCACTGGTAAAACTTATTTCTCTCTTGCTGTCGTCAAAAACTTTTTGGACACTAACCCTGATGGGTATTGTCTCTATTTTGACACTGAAGCAGCCGTCAATAAAGGATTATTGGAGTCTCGTGGAGTTGATACGACACGGTTGGTTGTTGTGAATGTCGTGACAATTGAGGAATTCCGAACCAAGGCACTCAAGGCCGTAGATATATACTTAAAGACAGATGAAGAGAATCGCAAACCTTGTATGTTTGTATTAGATTCTTTAGGTATGCTTTCCACAGAGAAAGAGATTAAAGATGCACTCGATGATAAACAAGTTCGTGACATGACCAAATCACAACTTGTTAAAGGTGCGTTTCGTATGCTCACACTCAAACTTGGTCAAGCAAATATTCCATTAATAGTCACAAATCACACCTATGATGTCATCGGTTCTTACTTCCCTACAAAAGAAATGGGTGGAGGCAGCGGTCTCAAGTATGCAGCATCTACAATCATCTATCTCAGCAGAAAAAAAGAGAAGGATGGTAAGGAAGTCGTTGGAAACATTATCAAAGCAAAGACTCATAAATCACGTTTAAGTAAGGAGAACAAAGAAGTTGAGATTAGACTTTATTACGACGAGCGTGGACTCGATAGATATTATGGGTTACTGGAACTGGGTGAGAAGCATGGAGTCTTCAAACGTAAGGGGAATCGAATTGTTGTTGGTGAATCTTCCGTTTATCCTTCTGCTATTCTGGCCGATCCTGATAAGTATTTCACGGAAGAAGTGATGGAAAAACTTGAAGAAGCTGCGAATGAAGAATTTAGTTACGGAGAGTGATTTCGTAGAAACCTATGATGACTTTCTTTCTGAGTCAACATGTTCGCAACTGATAAGTTTAGTAGATGAAGAGAATGAAAGAATCGAAAGAGATCATAAACCAAATTTCTATCAAAGAAACATAGGTAATCTGCCAGAATACACTAGTTTGTATTCAAAATTTTCTGAGATAGGTATGGAGTATCTTTCTGACATAGGATACTATGATGATCTGTTGCCTCAAAAATATGGATTTGAGGAGATGCGTATCAAGAAATATGATGTTGGAGACTCATTTGACACTCATGTTGATGTATCTGATCATGAATCTGCAAGAAGATGGCTTGCCTTTCTTGTTTATCTCAATGATAATTTTACTGGAGGAGAGACAGAGTTTCATGACGGTAAAATGATTCATCCTAAAACTGGCACAGTTTTAGTATTCCCAAGTCTATGGACATTTCCTCATGCTGGTCTACCAGTTAAATCAGGTACAAAATATATCTTGACTACTTATTTTCATTATATTTAAATGGATCGTATTGAAAAAGTTATCCTAAGAAATTTAGTTTACAACGAAGAATATCTCAGAAAAGTATTACCTTTTATTGAACCAGATTACTTCAATGACAGGAGTGAGAGAGTTGTATTTGAACATATTACTAAATATGCTTCAGAGTACAATAGTTTGATAACAAAAGAAGTACTACTCATTGAAATTGAAGACAGACGTGATATCACGCAAGAAGAAGTCAAAAATATAAACGGAACGATAAATGAACTGGAAGATATTGAATGCGATCTTGAATGGTTGAGTGACACGACAGAGAAATGGTGTCGTGATCGTGCAATTTATCTGGCTCTGATGGAGTCAATCAAAATTGCAGATGGACAAGATGATAAACAAAATCGAGATGCAATACCAACAATTCTATCAGACGCATTATCTGTTTCCTTTAATCGCAATGTAGGCCACGATTACTTAGAGGACTATGAAGAACGGTACGAACTCTACAACAAAAAAGAAAGTCGAATTCAATTCGACCTTGAATACTTTAATAAGATTACAAAAGGAGGTCTCCCAAACAAGACGCTCAATATCGCACTTGCAGGCACTGGGGTTGGTAAATCTCTGTTTATGTGTCATCATGCTAGTTCTGTTCTCCTAGAAGGAAAGAACGTTTTATACATAACATTAGAAATGGCAGAGGAAAAGATTGCGGAACGTATTGATGCAAATCTTTTAAATGTAAACATACAAGAGATTGTTGATTTACCAAAACCAATCTTTGAAAGTAAGGTAACAAATCTTGCAAAGAAAACACAAGGATCACTTATTATCAAAGAGTATCCTACTGCATCTGCACACTCAGGTCACTTCAAGGCTTTACTTAATGAATTAGCCTTGAAAAAATCTTTCAAACCTGATATAATATTCATAGACTATCTAAACATATGTGCGTCTTCACGTTACAGGGCTGGATCAAATGTTAACTCGTATTCCTATATTAAGGCGATTGCTGAAGAGCTCAGGGGTCTTGCAGTTGAAGCTAATGTTCCTATCGTCTCCGCTACTCAGACGACTCGCTCTGGCTTTGCTAGTAGTGATGTCGATCTTACTGACACAAGTGAGTCCTTTGGTCTTCCAGCCACTGCTGATCTTATGTTTGCTCTTATATCTACTGAGGAACTTGAGGGGTTGGGGCAGATAATGGTCAAACAACTTAAGAATCGATACAATGATCCGACTTATAATCGGAGATTTGTGATTGGAGTTGATCGAACAAAGATGAGATTATATGACTGTGAACAACAAGCACAAGATGATTTGCTTGACAGTGGGCAAGAGGTAGAGTATAATGAAGAAGATAAAACAACAAAGAAATTTGCCGAGTTTAAGTTTTAAAAATGTCTGGAGACTACAACACACACAACGATCAACAAGAAAACATCAATTACACAGATCATACCGTTGACCTTTCTAAGTATGCTGTATTCGTGGATGGTGTCACATCCGATCCCAGTAGGGATTATCAATCTTTTGTTGAAAGTTTGGATGACCTTGACGGACAGGGTTCCAATATTCACAGACTTCTTACTGCTGCTGTTGGTGTCAGTGCTGAAGGTGGTGAGTTTATGGAAATCGTTAAGAAGATGGTTTTCCAAGGTAAGCCTTACAACGATGACAATCGAGAACATCTTACTATTGAGTTGGGTGACGTTATGTGGTACGTGATGCAAGCTTGTATGGCATTAGATGTATCATTAGATGAAGTTGTAGAAAAGAACGTGAATAAATTAAAGAAAAGATATCCTGGTGGTGAGTTTGATGTTCACTATTCGGAAAATAGAAAAGAAGGAGACTTATGAAATCTACTGAAACCTATGAACAACTTTTAGAAAGATTTACAAAAAGAATAAAACAAATAGAATCAAAAGAAGCACAAACAACAGCAGAGTATGATAAGATAAATGAACAACTTCAGTATCTTAAAGGATGTAAAGATACGATTGAGTATCTGATGACTGGAAAATTACCAAATGACGGTAATCATGATGGAATGAAGTCTCATCAACCAAGACATCCACACTAAATAAAAGCAGAGGTATCAAAACTATGGTCAATCTAAGAGAGAATATTCTTAAGAATCAAATTGCATACTATAATGGTTTGATTGCCAAGCACTCACAGAATGTTGAGATTTATCTCAATCAACCTGTTGGTATTGGAGAACATTCGGATATTATGGGAACAATAGATGGAGAGATTAATGCTATTGCTCAAGCACATGAAAAGATTGAGATCATAGAGCATTATTTTTTAAATAGGTAAAATGGCATACGAACTGTCAGAAGCATTTTATGCTGGTCTATCTTTAGTAGATAGTGACACTCTTGTAAAGGCAAAAACTAATTCTGAAACTTTTTCGAGTTTATATCAAACAACTGTTGATAATTTTAGTAGTGATTTTATAAAGGATGGGGCAGGAAATAGTACTAAGAGGGGAATGTTATCTGCAATATCAGTAGATGAACCAACTCAACAATTATA